TATTAGGAATAATATTATTTTAAGGGAGGTTCTAAAAATGAATGAAATACAAATATTTAAAAATAATGAATTTGGAGAAATTAGGACAATAATTGACAAGAATGGAAATCCATTTTTTTGTTTAAAAGATATATGTGACATTTTAGAAATTGGGAATCCATCACAAGTAAAAACTAGATTAGATTCACAATACCTCATTGAAAATGAGGTATACATAAATACTGGGTTTGGAGAACGTTTAACTAAAATGACATTTGTTAATGAGGATGGATTGTATGATTGTATACTTGATAGCAATAAACCTAATGCTAGAAAAATTAGAAAATGGGTAACAAGTGAAATACTTCCAAGTATTAGAAAAACTGGAATGTATTTAACTGATGACATCTATAATTTAATGATGAAAGAGCCTGAAAAAATTGGAGAAATGTTAATTGAATATGGAAAAGCTAAAAAAGAAAATGAAACTTTAAAGCTAGATAATAGAATAAAAGAGCAACAAATATTAGAGTTGCAACCAAAAGCTTTATATTATGATTTAATTTTACAATGTAAAGAGCTATTAAGTGTAACTGCAATAGCAAAAGATTATGGAAAATCTGCACAAGAATTTAATAAGATTTTGCATGATTTAGGAGTTCAATACAAACAAAGTGGATTATGGTTCTTATATCAAAAATATGCAATTTATGGATATACTCAAACAAAAGTTAATCCATATACTAAGACAGATGGAACAATAGATAGCAAGACACACATGTACTGGACACAAAAGGGAAGAATATTTTTATATAACCTTTTAAAGGAGAATGGAATTTTACCT